TAACCCAACAATATTACATTTTTTTCATTCATTCATTACACCTCTTTACATTTTATTTTTTATTAGAACAACTCTATTTAACCATCCTCTAGCAAATCTTTCTTGTTCTGTTGATTTTTTCATAAACTCTATATAGTGGTTTCCCTGAAGAATATTTATGATTTTTATCAGATAGTTTGATGAATCTTTAATAAAATATTTCTCTAAAGCTTCAATTGTCTTATCACCAACTTTACCATCAACAACTATATCATTATATAATGATTGATTTCTATTCATAGCATTTAAAGCAATCTGTAAGAATTTACCAGATCTATAATACCCCATATTTACAGAAATATCAAATAATTCGTTTGCTAAATCTTGGCTCAATATATCATCTAACAATAGAGTATCCCAATATATATCTTTATAACGTTTTTTTACTAACTGATCAAGTATTATATTATTGACAAGACATTCTGGAAAAACATGTGATAAATCAGATTTCATGGTATCTATAATCAACCATCCAGCCCAAGTTTTTGAATATCTTCTAGCTATGCCTTTATACGTTTCACCGCCTCTATCAATTGGATCATTTGAGTAACCACCCTCATATCCAAGGACAAATTCATATGCGTTTTCAAATTCAGGCATTTTTTTCACCATCTTCAAAACCAAGTTTATATGCCTTTTCAATTGCAGATGGAACCCAATTCCAATCACGAACAAAACTACTATCTTCTGGTTCACCACCATCATATTCTTCTTGTATGATTTCACCATTATGTATAATTCTCATCACATATCTATCATCCCATTTACTCTCTTCTAATTCTAACGTTGTCTTTAACATTTTTTCTTCACACTCCTATACTTTTAATATTTTTTTGATTGCTGTTTTGATATCTTTATATTCCTTATTTGAAATATTATCATATGATACTTCTTGAGCTAATATGTTACCAATTTTAGCCATTAACATATCTCTAATTTCACGAGGCTCTGCCCCACCAGAGGTTTGTAATTTCTTTTCATCTAAATATTTTTCTATTTTATCCATTTTTATCACTCCTTTGTCTTTTATTCCAATCATCATCACAGTGCTTCATAAAATTTTTATCTAACATATCAATAGCTTTTGTTAAACAACCTTTACAATAAACACCATTAGTAACGTATATATATTGTTCAGCTAAACTAGCACAACCATCACATTTTACATCTGTTGCAAAACTATCACCTTTATCAAATTTTCTAAAATTTTCTAATATATCCCACACAGCATGATCTCCTTTTGATTAAATATTGGTCCCACCTACGTTACGAATCCCACCACACCTTGAGCCTCCACGATCACGGATTCACCATTATTTTAATATACTTTTATAAATGTTGAACTAAACTCACTTGCAGATGATGCACCAACAAAGAAAGTATTGATAATATCATCAGCCTTACCTTTATTACTATTTAAGAAAGCACCTAACTCTAAAGAATGAATAATTGACTGCCAATATCCTATTCTATCTTGAATATTATTCTTTCTTTTTTCCCATCCTTGAGCCATTTGTTTATCAGAAAAATTATAACCACATTGTTTCCAAAGATTTTGAACTGATTTTATGAGTTGATCATCTGTTTGATCACCAATTCTTTTTTTTGTTAATTGTGGTATATTATTATCTTTTATAGCTTTCTTCAATATTGTAGATGGAACCTTTCCATGTCTTGCAGCACCACCAACCATTACTATTTCACCAGTTATATCAGCTTGATTTGATATTCTAAAACTTCTAAAATTTATTCCTGTACCAGTTTTAATAGTCATAACCATAGAACCCGTAGGTAAAACATCTCTAGGTTTTTTAATAGATTTATATCCAACGGGTTCATGTTTTATTTTTGGAGAAGATAAAACAACCTTAGCACTTTTACCAACCATTTTCAATGATATACCAACTAGTTTACCATTGTTCAAATTTTTCTCAATCCAATCATTAAATTCAATAATAGTATTAAATTTTGGAACAGAAGACATTGTAGTGGCCCATATATCAGAAGGATTCCATTTATCACCACCAATCCTAACGCCTTCTTGTTTCAATAAAACTAAAGCCTGTTCATATATAGAATTCATGAATGGTGATCCTCTATGAAAGACATAGTTGTTTTTCTTTAAATATCCAGATTTTTTACAAGTATTTGTTGATGCAACAATAGAATCAACCCATTTACTATTATCAAATATCCAATCAAATAATGTATTATCAGGTGTATCAATTGTACAATATTTTGCATAAGCATCAATAAAAAAACCAGGTTCAAGAACATCATTCCTGGTTATATCTTTTTTAGTCATTTGTCTCATAGCATAGGCAACACAATGAACACACTCTTGTAATCTTGTAGTTGTTGAAGCATCAGCCTCTATTAAATATTCTTCAAATCTCATAATTATTACCTCTAGTAATTCATAATCAAAAGTTCTTCACTCTTGTTTTGTTTTACCCCTTTCCGTGCAGCAGCGGCTTTTGTAAATCCTTTAGTAATCCATATATATTTATCATCTGGAAACCAATTATTAAGTAGATCAAAATTATAATAACTTAAACTAAATCTACCTTGAATACCTCGTAAAACATTAGCCAACCTTTCATGATCACTTCTATCAAAATCATGATTAGAATAGTAGTTTTCTGTCTTCCAGTATGGTGGATCTAAGTAAAAATATGAAGTTGGTGAATCATATTTTTTAATTAGTTCTTCAAAATCCATATTCTCAACATTTGTAATTCTATCAAAATGATATCTATATGCTGGTTTCTTTAGCTTATCCATGAATGTTAAGAACTTACATTTATACTTGCCTTTATAGTCCATATACTTAGCTTTTTCAGGCTTAGACCCAGAAAATATTTGGGTTAAAACATATAGATATTTCTTAGTTATATCAAATTTGTTTTCTTCTGTTATAACCAATTCTTTAGAAAATATTTCTTGTTGATATATATAGAACTTATCTTTTAGTTCTTGTGGCGTATTTACCACATCGCGTTGCTGGAATGACTCACTATTTAAAATATCCCATAGCTTATCATACTCTGTAACACACTCAAAAAGGTTTGCATTTAATCTATTAAAATCATTATATACAATGTTTTCAAGATAAAAATATGGTGATAAATCCATATTGTAAAATACCCAAAACATTCCACCAAAAGGTTCAACGTATGTTTTTATATTTTTTGGAATATAATCTCTTATCCACTTACCTATTCTTGATTTACCACCAATATAACTGATCACTTATTATACCTCACTTTCCACAATTTTTAAAATCTTCTTCTTATATCCATTTCAGTTAACACTTTTTCTAACAATTCTACATAACTATGAACCTCAACTATATACTGGTTATTCATTGGATCTTTTCGCTGTTTAACAATATGTTTATCCATTAATTTATTGATTTCAGCAAGTTGTTTTTTCAGTTGTTTTACTTGACTATTATAATCTTTTATCATATCCTTCCGCATGGTTTTTTTCTTCTTACCAGCTTCAAGATATTTGGCATACTTACCTTCATCAATATCAGATTCTATAATGTATTTCTTATACTTGTCTTTCATAATAACTCCATTTCTTCCTCTTTGAATGAATATAACAAGTTTGGCCAAAACTTATTGTCCAGAATAACAGCATAAAGATTATAACCAAAACCATCTATAATCCATTTTATATATCCATTATATGAACAATTTACTATTTTAACCTTATCCCCAACTTTAAACATTATCCATCTCCATCTAATTCAGCAATACGAGGGTTTTCGCCATTTTTCTTCATTTGTTTATATTTATCAAAGTATTTAGATCTATTACCATCCCAATCTACCATATCTTTTTTATTATCATAAACTAACTTAAAATTTGGTGGTGATTGTGGGCATAATTTTTTTAAATCACCACTACCACATTTTTTACATTTAGGTATATCATCAGAATGTATTACAAAAAATTCAAAACTATATTTACAAGTATTGCATAAAAAATCGTGAATTGGCATTAATCAATCTCCTTTTGAACAACTTTTAAAACATCAAAAGCTATCTTTATATCACTATCTTTTTCTGATTCTGATAGATCAATATATTGTGTTTTTATTTGTCGCTTCCATCTATCAACTTTATCTTTTGGAATAACAACACATCCATCATTTCTTTCTTCACATGTAGAAAATAAATAGTCCATCCAATGTGACCATATTTTATGTTGAGCATCGGCTATTTTTTCAATCACTTATTCTTTCTCCTTTTTGCTATATCCTTCACTATACCAGCCACCGCCTTTAAGTATAAATGTAGATTGTGATATTATTTTTTCCATTTTAGTACCACATTTAGAGCATACCACATCCTCTTCGGAACCAATAATAAGGTATTCGATTTCTTTACCACATCCATTACATCTATATTCTCTAATAGGCATTTCAATTATTCCATTTTATCTTGATCCAAGATTTTTCATAAACACTCGTTCTACATCTTTTATAACACTATGCATGTTTGAATCTTCAAGCAATCTTAAACAAAAAGCATATACATCAACATCTCCCCATTCACAAGCTGCACTAACCTTCGATACAAGACTTGTAGCTTTTGGATTAAGAGTACCACTACTCATAAGATCTATTTTTCCTTCATCTAAATATTTTTCTATTTTTCCCATTTAATTTCACTCCTTATTTAATGATTTATGTAGTTCTTTTAATGTTGAAAACCAATATTCTCCATCAACTTTTATCATATCATCTAATGATATTCTTCTATTACTAGATATCATATATGCTCCTTTCTTTTTGAATACATATAATCTATCATATTCTTTATACCCTTCTATTACTCTAACCTTTCCATATACACTTTTTACAAGCTTTGATTTAATCATTTTATTCCTTTCAAAAAAAAGTCTATAGAATTTATCAAAACAGATATACTTGTATCATCATCAGATGGTATAACAGAACATTTATCATTATTAAAATTAAGTATACCATCTGCTCTATATTGACTAGGGTTTCCTCCCCAGCTAAAAACAGGTATTTTTTGTAAATTACACAATGATGTCCAATAGCTTGAAGGACAAACAACACACTTAGATTCTAATATATAACATAAAATATATTTCCAACCATTCTCAAAATAATCTGGAAATTTTAGTATTACATTATCACTAGAAAACCATGAATCCATATTTCCAACAACTATAACATCATCTTTATAGTTGTCTTGTAGATATTTTAATATCATTCCTAACTTATTTATATTTTCATTTCTATCAGGTATAAAAACTATCTTGTTTTTATGCTTTGATAAAACACGAACATCATTTGGCTTTACTATTTTATTAAATACTTTATTATAATAAGGATAATTACTTAAATTTTTACTATAATTTAAGTAATATATTTCAACATTGCTTTTATTACAATTTTCTATATCTATTATTTTCTCTTTAAACTTTTTGACTAGCAGCATGAAATCTTTTTTAGATAAATCTTCATGCATATATCCATTTTGACCAAGTTCATTTCTAGAAAATGTTTCATACACAGGAATTATATTTTCATCTGGTACAAAATCATAAAGAAATCGTCTATTCATATGTGTATTTAAATATAAATTATCATAACTTATAATTTTAGATAACCATTTAACATATGGTCTAAAGGTCAATAATTCTTGTTCAAAATCACCAACATATGGTCCTATTCCAATAATTTTCATATTTTATCTGCTAGATATTATAACATTACCACGCCAATATTCTAGAATATCATCCTTTTCATTAAAAATATCTTCATTTATATCTATAACTTCAACATTTTTTAACAAATCTTCAAAAATATCATCTTGTAAATAATACATACGATTAATAGAATCAAAGTAATTAAAATTCACTAAAATCTTATTATTTTTTCTAAAAAACGAAACCATATTAGTATCAATAATATTAGATACATAATACTTTTTGCTTGTTCCCCTTAAAATAAAGTTATAAATTTTTATGTTATTTTCTATAACGAATCTGTTTGTTTTTGGAAACAAACTCAAAACCTTTTTTACTTTTTTTTCAGTTGGTTCATTGAAATTTAATTTTATCAAATGAACTCTTGGTATTTGTTGTAAATCTTTATTATATAAATTATTTTCATTTAATTCTATATAATCTGTTCCAACAGAAGTAATTATCATATTTTCCATCCCCCACTTTAAAACAAGTTATTTATTTTTAATTTAACTAATGCACTAGAGTACTCATATGAATTATCAATAATCATATTATAGATATTAATATTATAAGCAGTCCTGATGTTATTTATATCTTTATAGTCTTTATATTTCTTTGGGAAAAGAAAATATTTTACTCTATTAGCATATTTGTTTTTAAGTGTTTCTTTCTTTCTCTTTGTATAACCTAACATAAATTTTTTCAACGAATTATATCCTGCTTTATCATTATCTAAAGCAATAATAACTCCCCTATCAGTCAAAGAAATTAGTTCTTTAAGAAATTCCTCTGTGATATTGGTTCCAAATGAACATGTTCCTTGATTACCAATTGTGTATGCATCAATGACACCCTCTGTAACAATAATATATTTTTCTCTATCAAATTTTTCTCTATTGAGGATTATTCCACCTTTTGTTAATGTTGGGTTTTTATATTTTGGTAATATATCAAATCCAGGAACTCTTCTAGCTTGAAAATATACTATATGTTTATATTCATCATATATAGGAATAATAAATCTGCCTTTATAATCGCCTTTATATGCGATAAAAATATCAAAATCTTTATCAATTTTTCTGTCTCTATAAAATTGTTTTAATAAATTTAAATATGATGAATAGAACACTGTGGACACTGGTTCTATATTTAAACCAATACAATCATCTAACAACCAATCATGGTTTTCATGTTCAATTTCTTTTATAACTTTATCTTTTTTTCTTTTAGATAGTTTCTGAATTAAATAATCTGAATCAAAACCAAATAATTCTTTCTTTGCTTCATTTATTGTTAAACCTTCAAATCTACAAAATAATTCCAAAAAAGAACCCGATTCGCCACAGTTAAAACAATGCCAAATCGGGTTCCCATTATTATAATCTAAATTAAATCTTCTTTTTGCTTTACTCTTATTACTATCACCACATAGAGAACAACGAGCAAGAAAATGCGATCCATTAGAGGAAGAACTAACCTTCTCAAAATGCCTATATACAAATTCATTAACAAATTGTAAATCTATCATTTTATCACAAGTTATTTCATGCCTCTTCCCATTCGTAACAATCAAAATCTATAGGCACATATATCAATGATTTTTTACTCTTTTCACTAAAATATTTTTTTTTACAATACACCAGTCCATTTTTAGTCTTACAATTTACACACTCTATACATAAGAAGTGTTTATTTTTGTTGGAATTTAGATAAATATTTTGCACCATCTTCCTCTATCTTTTTCCTTGTTGCTGGTTTAAACAATTTAAAGAATTTTTTTAATTCTTCTTCACTATCTTGCTCAACTCCAAATATTTGCGACATCATAACAGCAACTTCAAAATTATCCATGCCCTTTTCTAACTTTTTTACTTCTGCAAATACTTTATCCATGGCTCTTTTTAATGTATTTGATACAGCTTGTCTTGTTATTCCTACTTCTTTAGCTATTTGAGATCCAGTCATTGGATTAGATGTTTGTTCAAATAACATATCCATAGTCATTTCTTCAATTTCAGATTCTTTAAAATGTTTTCTTATACTCATTTTTATCCCCTCTTTCTTTAATATTTATGAACATCGGCTGTGGCCACAAGCTGAACAACTAAAACACCCTTCTACTGCAGTCATTGAATTTCCACATTTCTCACATAATTCACTAGATAATTCACCTTCATATACAACACCAGAATAATATTTTGATAAAAGCTTAGCAATACCATCTGGAATACTCAAAATTTGTGTTGGTCTTTTATCAGTTTCTTCAAATTTATGCCACGCTATTTTATCACTATTTATATTTATTAATGTTTTAATAATATCTTCTACTGGAACACCTCTTTGTAATGCTATAGATATTGATCTACCTAATGCCTCTGTCAACGTATTTAATATTTGACCACTTTTACCTATATTCATAAAAATTTCAAGTGGTTTTCTTTTATGTTCTGAAATAGTTACATACATTTTTCCATTACCAGTTTCAACAGTATATGTTTTTGAATCCATTACATTCGGCCTTTTAAACTCTATAGATTCCTCAACAGATGAAAATGTTACTGGTTGATTTTGTTTTGAGCCATCACGGTATATTGTTATACCTTTCAACCCCTTTTTATATGCATATAAATATATTTCTGATATTTCTTCTTTTGTGGTTTCTCTAGATAAGTTTATTGTACTAGAAATCGCATTACTCGTATGTTTTTGAATTTCAGATTGCATATCTATACGATCACGATATTTTATATCATGTGCTGTAACAAATACTTCTCTTACATCTTTAGGTATTCCACGAATTCCTTTTAAAGAACCACCATTCTTAAATATTCTTTCAATTAAATTATCCGTAAACCAATCTTCATTTTTATACTTTTCATAAAATATAGAATTGGCAACCATCATCTTTTCGCCAGAAATTAAATTCTTTTGAAATACAAGACCAAAAGATGGTTCCATACCATATGAAGAATCACAAGATAATGCAGTTGTGCCCGTTGGCATACAAGTAGTAAATTGTATATTTCTAACACCATTTTCTTTTACTAACTCCATAACTTCTTTTGTATATGGTGACATGTTAGAATTATTTAATCCTATATGAGATGCAATTATTTCTTCCATTTTTTCTTTATGCGTATCATAATTATGATATGGGCCTCGCTCTTTTGATACCAGAGCACTCTTATGAATACATGCAGTTGTTATTATTCTCATAACTTTTCCAGCAAATTTTCTACCCTCTGCCCCATCATATCTATATCCAAGTTCAAAAAGTGAATCAGCCAGGCTCATAATACCAATACCAACTGGTCTATATTTAATAGAATTTTCTTTAAATTTTTCATCTGGATAATCCATTATATCTATAACATTATCCATCAGTTTCATGACATTAAATGCACACTCATATAAACCATCCCAATCATATTCACCATTTTTTATAAATTTATATACATTAATAGCTGATAAATTACAACAATTATTGGGTATTAAAAATTGTTCACCACAAGGATTGCTTGTTTCTATAAGAATTTCAGATGATAGTGGATTATATTTATTAACTGTATCAATAAAAAATATACCAGGATCGGCTGTTTTCCATGACATTAGTGATATCATATCCCATATTTCTTGAGGATTTATTTCACTAATTTTTTTACCATCATAAGGTGTTATTAAATCAAATGGTATGTTGTTTTCTAAAGATTCTATAAACTTATCTGTAACAGAAACAGATATATTCATATTTGATAACCTACCATCTTCTTCTTTACATCTTATAAACTCAAATATATCTGGATGCCATATAGGCATTGAACAAAGAATAGCAGCTCTTCTAACTCTACCACCACTTTTTGTTGTTTCCCCAACAGCATCAAATAACTTCATAAATGTTATTGGCCCACTACTTTTTCCTCTTGGAAGCATATCTGTATTGTTTTCATATATCCATGATTCTTGTTCTCTTAAATTTCCTATTGGTATACCAATACCAGCACCATGTTGAAAAATTTTACGAGCTGTATTAGCCACATCATATATTGAATTCATTGAATCTTGAAGACCAGTTACAAAACAACCAGAAAATATTTTATGATTAGTTCCAGCATTAAGCCATGTAGGTGTATTAGGCCGCCAATATCCTTTTGATAATAAATCAAACGCCATATCAAAATCTTTATCTTCTACTACAAATTCCTTCGCTACTCTTTTAAATGCATCTTTTATAGATTCATCTTGAAAACAATAAAGATCGTTAAATATTTTTATTGCATTCTCACTTAAACCATAATTATTATTTTCTTTCATATATTATTTAACCTCATTAGTCATTTTTATACTTACAATTTCTCCATGAATACCATATCTAATTGAACAACGTGGACAATAGAAATAATCTTGTTTATATTCAATCATTTTTGTATTACTACCCAATAGTGGTGGTCCATATAGAGATATGTTTTCAACTTTAAAACATATCTCTATGTTACTTTTACAATTTGAACATGATATTGTATTTTTCTCTGTTCTTCCTCTATATCTTTCTAATTTTTCTTCATATAATATTTCTTCCTCTACACTCCTTAATCGCCTTATAAGCATTTCTTGTTCATATTTTCGTTCTTCTATTTTATATTGTTCTTCTAGTTTGTTTATATTATATGCTTCATAAGTTTTTTCAAAGTCATTCTTTTCTTCAGTTATATCTTCGGTTATATCTTCAGTTATATTGAAATTATCTACAATCTTTTCTATATCATCTAACATATTATACCTCTCTACTCAATATACAATCTAGCTTTTACAGCATCCAACTGTGAATCATAACAATGTAATTTCAAGCATGAAAAAGATAGTGATCCCATTTCTATTTCCAATGAATCAGAAATATACTCACCTAACATAGTAATACCACCCATATTTTCTGGAAACCCAGCAAATAAATCCCATGATCTAAAAGTCACTGACATATGTAATTTATTATCTTTTATATGAGTATCTATACCTCTGAGACATGGACTAGTCTGTCTTTCTGATTCATCTTTCCAAGGTATATCATATGCAAAAGAACTTTCTGGATATCCAACTTGTATATAACAATGGTTATTCCCAAATCCTTTTTCTTTATAATGTTTGATGATCCATTCCACTTGGTTTGGGACATGAATTAATAAATCACCATGATCAAAAGATCTGTCATAATCTCTTTTCCATTTAAAATAGGGTAAAGTATATTCACCACCAGAAATAAATGTAGCATATCTATAATGTTCATTTTTAGCAAGATTATGACCATCCATTATATAATTAGTAAAGTATTTTTCTATTTCATCATCTGTCGTAACTGGCGGGACACCTTCTGGCATTATAGGTGTAAGTGGTCTTATGGTAGGGTTATATATTGTACCAGCGGCAAAATCAAATTCCAAGCGTGATGATCCAGCAAAACTACCATAATCTATTGGATTCTTTCTTCCATGTTTATATAATTCGCTAAGTAGCTGAAAATAAACATCATCAATTGTATATCCTTCTACAAAACAACTTTTACTCATAGTTTATATACCACATCCCTACCATTTTCATCAATTTTTTCTACAGAACATCCTTTATATATTTCTGGAACTCCTTTCAACATTCTAATAGCATCATCTATATTATCAAATATATCACAATCACCATATCCATAAGGCAGTTGATACTCTTTCTCAAACACATTTCTTTCACTAATATTAATTATTACGAATCTTGGAATCATTTAACACTCTCCTTTCTTTCAACAACTTAACTATCACATCTCCGTGACATTTTTTAGGTTCACAAAAACACCCAAGCACTTCATTTTCAAGCTTAGGCAACTCAGCCATTAATATCGGGTTCGATATTATATATCTTTCATATTTTTCTATTACTTCATTTCTATCACCATCAACACCTATCACCATCATAGTTCCTTATATTTACCACTTTTGTTTTCATACATCTTCACCACATTTGGCACAATATTCCCAACCAGCATCTATATATTCACCACATTTATCACACTTCAAGCCTACCCTCTCTTTCATCCATTTATCATAACCTAAAGCTAATAGCTTTAGTGTATCATTAACATCTTTAAACTCCGATTTTACTGTTATTGTATCGGTTCCATGATGATATTCAATTAAAACTTTCACACTCATCTAATACAACTCCATCAATTTACTCTCTACACTATTGAAATTTTCTAAAAATCCACGCATTTGGTATCTCTTAAAAAATTGAAATATATTTGATGGTGGTGGAAAAGAGTAATTATCATATTGATCTAAAATACGGTTTGTTATTGTCTCTGGTATTTTATCAAAGTCTATTAGAATTTGATTTCGCTTATAATTTTTTTTAACATCTACTTCACCATATAATTTATTAATATGTCTCTTTTCCAACCATTCATCTATGCCGCTTTCTACTACCTTTTTTAAAGCGGCTGGGCCAAATCCTGGTTTTCTTTTATTCATCGTTTTTTCTGTTCGTCCCCAATCATCTGGTGTTATAATATTGAATATATCATCCTTCTTTTGACCCAACATTATTTTTTCTATCAAAAATTTTTGACAATCAGCAACCTTAACATAATCTTTCTTTTGTGGATTGTATAATAATATTCTATCAGAAGACAATTGCAAATAATCTTCATCATTAGATATTACTATAACACTCTCTTCAACATTTTTAGCAATTATAGCTATAATATCATCAGCTTCAGCAGATCTTATTTTTATAACTTTAAACGGCATGTAATGTTTTAAATCACTTACTAGTTTGTTTAGATTATCAAATAAAAGATTCCATTTTACATCTGACTTATCACGCTGTTTTTTTCTTGATTCTTTATATCTTGGAAAATATGACTTTCTCCACGAATTTTTATCATCAACAGCAATAACAACTTCAACTATATTTTCCTCTTTCCACAATGATTGATATATAGAATTAAATATATTATATCTCCATAACATAAAATCTGGTTTTTCAGAATGTGGTTCAACTTCCTTTATGAAAAAATTCCTAAAAACCAGATTATTAAAATCAAACAAAACAATTTTTTTTACCATATTAAATATCTCCTAACCACACATTTTGTCTAATTATATCAAATTATACTACGAATGTAAACTCTTTATTTAATTTTTCTTAGATATCCATCTTCTTTATTTCTAATATAAAACGGTATATTATACCTAGTCTTTCTCATATATGTACCGGCTGTTGAATCAGTTTTAAATCTAAGTCTTTTTCTATCCTGTTTCATATTATTATAAAATTCACCTTTAGACACATCAAATACAGGTGTTCCTTTATATTCGCCATCAGCAAACACATCAACAACATCTGTTTTTATTTTTCCATCCGGTGGTGTGCTAACTGCATTATCTTTTGCAGCCATTCCTTCCGGTGATTCTTGAAACTCTCCTCCGAGTTCTCCCATATTATTCTTCTCCTTCTTCATAACCTATTATTTCTTGTATTATTTTAGCTTCTTCTGTTGAAAAACTAACAGAATCACCAATCCCTACAGCTTTCTTAATTTTTCTTATAGCTTTTCTAATCAATCCTTCTTTTTTCGGATCTTCTTTTTTCTTTTCTTCTGGCATTATTCTTATAGTTTGAATGGCATTTGAATCGCCTGTGAGTGTTTTTCTCGTCCACTTATATTTCATTCTCATTTCAGATGGCATCTCTAGATACATTTTCAAAAGTTTACTTTTACTTTAAAATCTTTCATAAGTTCTGTAAATTCTTCATTATTGGACATAACATCATCCATATTAATCATTTTATCAAGCATAAGTGCTGATATATAATCACCAAATTGTTCTGGTGTTAAATCTAATTTAGCCATTATTAAAAATCTCCTTCATATCATCTGGTTTTATCTTTTCAAAAAAATCTTTATAGTCAAAAAACACAACTGATGACAATTCACTACCCCAATTTAGTGATATACTACTCATATGTGAAATATCTATTATCCTATCAATTATAAGAACATCATTTAGTGATATACCGACTATTGGTTGTCTGCCTTTTTTTCTATATACTAACATTGGATGTTTACCAGACTTATCAGCATCATTACAACACTGAATCCAAAAAAGTTTTATACTAAAAGTTTTAGCATTCTTAAAATGTTGCCAGAATGATGTTTTTGGATATCCATTTTTACATTCAACTGACCATATTTGTGTAAAAAACTCACCTTCACTATCCAAACTTCTTACATCACCTGATAAATCAACATTCTCTTCATGTATAGTGGCAAGACCACCGCTACCCGGCATTCTCCAAAATTTATATGGTTTCTTTTTACCTGTTAACCATATAGTTAAATCTTTTGATACTTGTCTCTCAAAATCCCCACCTTTACCCATTTAATCACCCATTATTTTTTCTTTAATTGCTGTTTCATTACTTCAATATCATATTTCATTTGAACAATTTGTTGTTCTACTTCTGGCGGGATTAATTGACCCATTTTCTTATAATACATTTCCATATCCCAAATACGTTGTTGAACAGCTCTTATATTATCATTAACAATTTTTTGATCCAAACGTGCAGCAACAAGTTGAAGCTCGGATGCATCTGCTTTCATTTGATCATATTTCCACGCCCCGCCAAGGATTACAAATAAGGCGACAATAATACCAACAACAGTAGATATTTTTTTAATCATAACATCACTCTCCTATTTTTATGAAATAACCTATTCATTTTATATTTATAGTGAGAAAATGAATTTTGATAAAAAAAACAAAAAAAAATCCTCCGAATTGTTTCTGTTTCAATTGGAGGATTTTTCCACTATAGTTAACTCTTTTCTAATTTTAATTTTAGTAATTTATATTATTTTTACTATTCTATTATTTATCAAGTATTAAGGACTATGGTTAATAGAACCGCTTGTTGCACCGAGCTATTATTTTCTCCTTCCCATTTATTACACAATACACTCACCACATTCTTCATCTTCATTACAATCACATATTCCATCACTAACTTTGATATTTTTTACACTAATCTCTTTACTTGGGTATTTCAGTTTAATTGTTAAAATACCATCTTTTACAGTTGCTTCTGCATCTTCTATTTCACCAATTTTAAATCTTTTCATAATTCTACCACGACTATATGAATCTTGTTTTCTCACCTCACTTTCGCCGCTTATAGTTAATATACCTTCAGCTACTTCTACTTTTAGATTATCCTTATTAAACCCAGGAACATCTAAAGTATAGATCAAATTATCGTCCTTATCTCTTTTGCAACAATCACAATCACATCCAAATATACTATTAAAATCTCTTGTTAGACTTTCAAATGGATCATTCTTAAATATAGATGGCATCCAATTTCCAAACTTATATACTGATTCAACCATAATTTTTGTATTTCTCCTTTTCATATAATTATTTTTATACTTATAATATAAGTATTTTTTAACAAACGTCAAGGAAAATTTTTCCTCAATAATATTACATATTTTCAAGTTCTGCGAGCAATTGTTCATCATCTAATTCGTCTGTTGATGTTTCTTTATCATCATCTTTATCATCAAATTGTTCATCATCAATATCATCTTCTTCTTTTACTGATGATGTGGTTGTGGTTTTTTCTTGAATATTTTTGTATCTATTCCATTCATCTTCTACTAAATCCCATAACATTTCAGCTTTTAAAATTTGGACAATTTCATCATCTGTTTTTTCAAGGCTTTTAATGTATTCGGTAATATTAATTCTTGATTCCATTATTTTATCAATATCACTATCAGTTCCTAATGCCTCAGAACTTCTTGAAAATAATGATGAACTATAATCTGGCCATATATTTCCATTTTTATCTTGTTTTGTTGCTAGTACTTTTAGAATGAAATTATGACCTTCTTCGCCTGGATCAAATATCAAATAACCATATCCCTCTTTAGTATCTGTTATTTCATTTTTGAGTTTCATTTCTACTTTGCCAGGAAATTCATACAACTTAACTTTACCATTTACTTTGCTCTCTGCTTCTCTTTCTGCATCTCTGGGATCGTTTACAAGAAAGAAATTGCTAACAAATTTTTCCTTTCTTTTATAGTTATATGCCATTTGTTTATCAGCGGCTGATCCTTGATACAACTTAGAAGTGGAAGAACAAAATGGACAGTAATTTTCGAAATCATATGTCTTTGAACATAATATAAACATCCATTTTTCACCACTTTTGAACATATGATATGAATACTTTTTATAGAACCCACCATCTATATCTGGTAATAATCGGCCCTCATATGTTTTTGGTTTTTCTTGTGTTCCCTTTACTGGTGTTTCCCATATGATATCACTTCTTCTCATACCATAATCATTAGGCTTGTCAGCCTCGGCTTTTTTTTCTTTTTGAAAGTCGTTAAACAAATCTTTTGAAATCCACTTACTCATAAATTTTTCTCCCTATTATATATAATTTTTAACTTTATATATAATTATACACAATTATATCATAAAAGTAAACAGAAAAATTTAATTAATAATAACAATTTTTTCTATTTTTTCAAGTTTTGATTCTAAAAAACAAATATATTCATATAATTTACAAATTAACACATCTTCTTTATCACCACCAACACATCCATCTAATGCTGAATGAAAATGATATTCATCACAAATAATTTTACACTTATGTTGGTAATTTTTAACCAAATCCCAATCAATTTTATCCTTTGTTTTCATTCAATTTTCTCTTCTATACTCATTAATTTTTCTGAGATTATTTTTCTAAAATAATCGGATTTTGGTCTATTTTTTGTTCTCATTTTCGGGTTTATTTTTTCTCTTTTCTTTTGTTCTATCAATGTATCTTTCCAAGCCTTTCTTATTTCATAATCCCATATATTATTTTTTTTACACAAATTCACAATTTCATTTTCAACACCGCGCAATTCTCTTTTAGTAATAAACAATTGACATTCAATCTTAACAATACGCCAATATTTTGGATTTATACATAATTTCAAAAATTGTTTTATATCCACAAAATATATTTGTACTTGTAACCATATAATCACCAAATTCAAATAAACATACTTATTTAATAGATAAAATCGTCTCATTCTTTGTCCTCATTCAATTTCTTCTTTTTCTTCTTTTCTTCATTCAGTTTATCATCAACCCATAATGGTCTACCTTCTGGTGATTTAGGCTTTAATACCTCACCTTCTGGTAGATTTTGTTTCAAAAGATCTTTTTTCTTTTTGTCTTTTAAATATTTTTCTTTATCGTATTCTTTACTCATTATTCTCTTCCTCTGTTTTATTATCATTATAAAAAGATTTTGTTTTTGTCTTGCCTCGTAATCTCATATCTGAATATGAATCTAATGATGCTCTTTGAGAACTACTTGAGTTAGAAAAACCAGTTGATGTTTTACTAAAACTTACTGTATTAGCATCACCAAATCCCATATCCATAGCTTGTTCCTTATCAATACCAGCACCCATAAAAACAAATGTCCAATCATCTTTAGCATCCATTTCTTTAATAAGAGCACGAATTGATTTATTATTATACTCACTTGATGCATTTTCAAAACCATCTGTCATAACAATAATAAGAGCAGCTTTGTCTTTTCTATTTTCATTTTCCATTTGCAATTTAATCTTATTGATACATACGCCAACAGCATCATATAGAGCGGTCGTTCCACCAATCCAATATTCTTTAATATTATCAACTAAATTAATTGGTTTGTTTACAACTATTTCCCTTATCACGTTATCAAATTCAATAATAGTAATATTATAATCAATCTTATCTGAATCTTTTTTAAGAGTATTCAACTGCTCATTAAAATTAGTCCTTGCAAGTTCTTCACTACCATGCATAGAACCACTATGATCCCATACAAAACCAACATATGTAGCTGGTTTTTCTTTACCTTCTTTTATATCTTCACCAAACAAATCCTTATATTCTTCCATCAATATCCTCCTTATACAATACCAAACATTATATTATAATTATCCCATAAACTTTGACAAATATACTTTTCTTTTTTAGAACCCATGCTGTTGAAAATTCTTTTATCACTTGTTGTATCGATAAAAAGAAAAACAACAAAATCATATTTTGTAGAATACACAATACATTGGCCTATTCCCTGTCTAACATCACTACCTACAGTACCTTTTTTAACTTCTACAGCTATAGAAATATCATCTGTATTGATTTCCATATCTGGTCTATGTTGTGTGCTAAATAAAACCATATTATGTAAAGTTGTTTGTTTATTGGCCTCCCAAACCAAAGCCTTCTTAGCTTTCCTCATGTATACTTTATATCCATCTCCTTCATCTTTATACTTTTGTGCTATACTTTGTAACAAAGGACGATACATAAATTGTTTTATATAATCTTCACTCTTTCTCTTATAATCAATAGTATCATATATTTCTTTATCAGAAATTACACTAAACAAAGAATCCAATAAAACTATACGATTTTCTGTTTTACTAGCTTTTTTCATTAGTCCCACCATCCAAGTATTTTAGTTCTCATTATTTTAAATAAAAGATCCATATCCTGATTCTTTAAAGATTCTTCTTTTTCATATAGTCTACGTGAATCTTTTCTTACTTCTTTATGATCCTTTTCAGTTATAACTTTGGAACGAACTAGACTATGTGATGTAAATTCCAGTCCACCCCATTTTTCATCAAGTTTATCCCATTCTTTTTTGAGATAATCATCTTCAATAAGTCTATCAAGTAGTAGAACACATTTACGCATTTCCGTAGCATCATGTTCAGAATTAACACCATGACCATATTCTCTAAAAAGTTTTTCCATGTTCATAAGTTTAAATTTGATAACTTTCATTAGAAATGTATGATCCCAATCTCTATCTTTATAGATTAAAGGAATCCATTTTATAATATTTCTAGTACCATATTTAATATTTCTAAGCCAATTAAACATTTCCTTTCTCCATTTCAATATAACTATTTCTAAGTTCCATTAAGAGTTTTCCTAACATATTAGTACCTGTTATACTCTCACACCTATCACAAAAACAATTGCCCCAAAAATTATCATGCCACCAATTGCCCTCAACTAGTTCATATCCTTCCATTTGTATAAGATATTCTTTATACTTAGGCCATTGCTCAAACTTTAACATCAAAGCTTGTCTCATAACACCAATTTTTAGTTCATCCCAATTATCAATTATTTCAACAGTTCTACCAATTTTTTTTGATTTACCTGGTGAGAAAGCCTCCATAATTTTTATCTTATCATCTATATTATTTGTTTTCTTTGATTGATAAAAATGTTCTGTTGTCTCCCATTTATTTCCTCTCCAATCAACAATAGGAGCACCAACAAAAAAATTTGACAAAAATGCAAAATCACCACGAAACGAGTTTATTGTTTTCATTTTGTTTACTCTCCTCTATATTTTCAATTTTATTTATATCACAAAACACCAAATACTAATGAATTAAACGGTATCCAACATACAATAAGAACTATGAACCAAAAATAAAAACTAAGACCACCATCACACTCACCACTATATTTTTTATACCATATTATCATTTTATAAACAGATATTGTCATTATAATAATATAAAATATTGCTGATAATGCTTCTATCATTATAATTTCCTTTGTATTTTTCTTAAAAATGGACCAATTTCATCTAATTTAACTCTTATTTCTCTATACTGATCAGAAATATATGGTATCCACGCAACATCATTATCACTCAAAGATATTTTGCCTAACACTATCATCCATACGACAAAAAACTTACTTACTTTATTTTGTGTATAGTGTTTTACTATAATACTTCTGTTTCCATTTGTTATTTGTGTATAATCATTAAACGTAATAATATTATTATTCTTCATATATTTTTTAACAAAAACTACAGAATTTGTTATTTCTCTCTTACAATTACTTAATTCTCTCTTTATATTCTTATCCTTCTGTATATATAGTCTCATTACTCTTGGATCAAAAAAATTAATATATGAAAATGTTTTAAGTAATTCAAATCCGCATTGAAAATATCTAAATGGGTCAACATTTTCCCACTTTGTATTAAAGAATCCAGTAACCATTATTAATGATTCTCTATTCTTTACCGTAAATCTATTTTGTAAATGAGATTCAAAATCTTTAGGCAATCTAAAACCTCTGCCTTTTGATTCTGATTGAGCCTTTCTAAAAAAATAATATATATCTTCATCTTTCATTTTATACCATATCCCATACAACAAAATCCATCCACCAATCTTTATGTACATCCTTCCATATAGGATCAGAAACACTTTCATAAAGTTTATCTTTAACACCATCAATACGAACAACATCACCTTTTCTACAAAATTTTATATGCGTTATTAACCACGAACTTTCATCTTTATAGTCCTTTTTACATAATTTTTCAACTCTGTTCATTTTAATATTCCTTTCATTTTATAATTATAACAAAATATTTATGTTTTGTAAACATTTTATAAACGCTTTCCAAACAACTTTAAATAGGAATTAACATATTTTTTCAAATTATTGTTTTCTTCCCAAAATAAATTTTCCTTAACAGTTTTATAATCATTTTCCACTATTTCTGCCCTTAAATTAATATCACTAGCTAGTTTTTCAATATGTGATATCATTTCTTCTTCAAGATTAGCAGTAAGTGTCATATTTTGATATGGTCTTGCATTACTATAAACACCAGGCGTCCCTATAGCTGAATATTCAAGACATTTAATATTTGATTTACAATCATTAAACTCGTCTGGAAATAATGGTGCTATACATATATCAGGTTCTATCTTTTTTAATATTGATGGATATTGAAAAATATTCGTCCATTTTATAAATTTTATCTTATTAGATTTAACTTGTAATTTTAATTCCTGTGGAACGGCGCCCATGAATATCCATTTATATTTGTCAGTTGTTTTCTTTATAAAATCTATAAGCACATCACCAAAATCACCACCACTCACACCTAATTCTTTCATTTCAGGTAGTGGAAAATGATTCATAGAACCAGCCCATAAAATTTTTATTTTCTCCTTTTCATTTTTATATTCATGTGCTGGAAATATATCACCCCATATAAATTTTGGAAGATGATTTGGTATTACAACTATATTTTTATTATATTCGCTGTATACTTCTTTTAATTTCTGTGTTGAAACAGAAACACCATCAGCCATAGAAATCATTTGTTTAGTATATTCTTCATTTTTAGTATAATATAATGAAGCATAATTAAATTTTGGAATATTAATTAACATATCATCAATTTCATATATTAATGGTACTTTAAAACTCTTTTGAATTTCGTTTTTGAAATGTAGAAATAGACTTAAATGTTCTTTTGTTGCGGATCTTTGGAATTGAACGAATGTATAACCACTATAATGATTCGGACTTGATATATATTGGGATTGATATTGTGTTATATATTGTGTGTTTTTATCTGATTGATGCGGAAGCAATAAAAATGGATACATTACTCTTATTGTGCCACATCCTTGATTATCTGCTATATAACTGAGAAAACTTATTTGTGCGGGTTTTTTTACACGTTTTAATACACCTTTTTTCTTTTTTGTCATTTAACATATTCTCCAAACCTTTCAGATATAATTATATTATATCTAATTTTATTTTTTGATAAGGCTCCCACCACATTTAAGCCGACTCCCCTTATTCAAAAAGAATAGTCACTACATCCAGTTAGAATAAAATACGAGCACCTTATCAATTGTTCAACTATTTAAATAAATCTTCTACTATCTTATCCACACCAAGAACTTTCATTTTTATCATTAAAAATTCTGAAATCGTTGGTGAATAGATTTTTGTGTTAGGGTACATCTTTACTTCTGAACAAAGCTTACTTCCCTTTTTATTATTACATGGTTTACATGCAGCAACAGTATTTTCAAAAGTAGATTTACCACCCTTAGCTTTTGGAATAATATGATCTATTGTTAACCTAACATTTTTAGTACCACAATAAACACATTTCATTCCATCACGAATCATAACATTTTTCTTTGAAAACGGCACACGGGTTCTATATACAGTTCTAATAAACTTAATTAATTTCATTACCAAAGGTATTTTCATTACCATACCAGATGCTGAAACAATTATATTTTTACTATATTTAACAACACTAACTTTGCCTTTTACAACAAGAGTTAATGCCTTTTTCCACTTAATTGTATTCAAATAACTATAGTCAGCGTTTAATAATACTACAGTGTTACGTTTCATGATATTTAATTCCTTTCTCTATGTTGGTTCTATTTTTCTTTTTGCTATCTTTTCAGCAACATTAGATGATTCCTTTAATTTTTTTAAAAACAATTTATAATCACTTATACATTGTTTCTTTGTATATTTTTCTTCTCCACTATTGTCATCCTTGATTATCGTTACATAATCTTTTCCTCTTTCACAATATATACATTGAAAATCACCAATTTCAGCACCTTCTATTTCTCGCATATATTGTGGAGGAAAGTATGAATAACATTTTTGACATTTTCCCATACTTAATTACCCTCCGAATTCCATTCCTTTTTCAAATTCTTTCTTCGCCTCTTCCATGTTTTTTGCTCTTTTTAATATAATAACAATATCATTATCTTTACCATATTTAGAAGAAAACTTTGCCGCATATCCATTATTATTTTTAAATACTATAAATTTAAAAAATGAATCTATTTCTAAATATGCACTATCAATATTTATAAATTTTTTCTTACTTAGAATTGTCCTCATTTATTATTCCTTTCTAATTTTTTGTTTAACACATATTCTTTAAATTCTTTCCATCTATCACCAACATCATCCATTTCTCTTTGTATTTTATACCAATTTGTTTCACTATCATGTCGTATTGTAAAAAGACCAAATCGTTCAGCTTTACATAAAGCCTGAATAACCTCACCAAGCTCTTCTATCAACTTATTATATGGCGTCCCTATTTCTCTATAATTTTTATCTAACATCTTCTTTACTCTCTTTCATAAAAACTCTTGCTTTCTCATTCCATGCTGTAGTAGCTGGTTGACAATCTTTAGAATAACACCAATTAGGAATAACATCAGCCCAACTCCATGATTCTTTACCAACTATATGAATCTCAAATTTTGGGTTTTCTTTTGGCATTTCTGGATGATCAATTTCTAATAATACATCTTCAATTGCTTGAGCAATTTTCATTTTTTCTTGTTTACTAAACATATTAAACCCCTAACATTTTCATTAAATCTTCATATAAAATGATTTCAATACCATATTGTCTTGCTTTTTTTATCTTACTAGATGTTGATTCAATATCATTTGTTACCAGATATTTAGTTGATTTACTTATACCACTAACACTACCACCTTCTCGTTCTATAAAAGTTTGAATTTCTTTTCTACCTAACGGCCCTTTACCAGTAATAGTGAATTTCACACCATCAAACTTTTTATTTTCATTTTCATTAGCAAAAACCAAACCAACACTTTTAAGAAACTCATATTTATCTCTATAGTTATTTATTTCAGAAACAAATGTAGTAGCGGTTTTTTCACCAATGCCATTAATTTTAATAAGTTCATCATATGGCAATGAAAATATATACTCCATTACAGCATCATCATCATCTGTTATTCTATACAAATGATTTACTATCTCTCTTGATGCTGTTTTACCAATATTCTTCATACCAAATGCTCTTAACAATATTTCTGGTGTAGTGAATAATGTTCCCTGAACCTCATCTACTATTTGCTGTGCTCTTTTTACACCAAATCCTTCTATTGTTGAAATACCCCATTCGTCTATTTCATATAACATTTCAATATGAGACACACCAAGTTTCATAAGTGTTTTTTCTGTTATGTTCTCAGCACCCATTGCTCTAATAAAATGCTCAACTTCTTTATATGATTTTCTCCAACAATTATCATTAGTGCATTTTAGATCAACACCTTCCCATATCAAATCAGATTTACAAGCAGGACATTTATCAATTATATCCGATCTTCCATCGCTTGTTGATCTAGATGATGAATCTGTTGGAAATGAATATTTATCAACACTAACAATATAAGGTATAACATCACCAGATCTTATTATTTTTACACTAGTTCCTTTACATATATTATTATCGACAACATATCTTGCATTAAATCCTGTTGCTTTAGAAATAGTAACACCTTGAATTTCAATAGGTTCAATACTAATTAGTGGAACCACTCTACTTGTTCTTGTAACACCCCATATTACTTCATTTACAATAGCATCAACCGGATCTTCATTCATCTTAAATGCTATTTTATTTTTTGGATAAAGAGCATCCTCTCTTTCATAATCTAAAGGTGTTATAACAAGACCATCAACATCATATCCACCAGCATTTTTCATTGCATTATAAAATGTTATAATATCAGATATTGTATGTTTTTTCTTATCATATCTAAAAATAAAAGGTGATTCATTTTTTATGTTATATTTAACAACATTTTCTTCCATATAATTAAATCTTTCATATTCATTTGAATCTTTAAGTATATCTTGATAATTCAAAAACTCATAAAAATATGGTGTAATATGTTCAACATTTCTTAAACCATCTCTATTTATAATACCAGCAACACCATTTCTTCTTGTTTTGAATCCAAGTTCTTCATGAATTTTAGAGCCAACTAGCATTGCCTCACATCGAAACCAGTGATTTTCTTTTGATTTTATATCACCACAAAACATTTTAGCTTTTTCAGTAATATCTCTTCCAAAATGACCATCACCGCGAGTAGCGGCTGATACTACTTTTCCATTTTTATAGTTCACATAAAAAGACACACCATCCAATTTTTCACTTATGATAAAAATGATAGAATCTTGCTTTTCAAACCATTTCTCAATTTTATCAATTTTAACTTTATTGAGTGAACCAAGTATATACTTTAACTTTACCTTACCATCAGATTTTATATCGCTACCTACCCTATTAAAATAAGAATTGTCTGGAAATTTTGTTTTAATCTCTTCTTTTAGTTTATCATATTCTTGATCTGTAATAGGTGATTTGCCTTCATTATAATACAAATTATCATATTCAATTAATTTTTTTATTTCACTCATTATATTATATCCTCTTCTATCATTTTTATAGTATATCAATTATCACTAATTTCATCCTCATAGAACTCTATTTTGATATTAGGTTTTATATCTGTAAAATGACCATCATTGACATCTTCACCATTAACACCTTGATAATTTATACTTATTGACTTTAATTTCTCAATTGGTACACTTTTTGAATTAACAAGAACATTCAATATATCACTTACTACTGTCATTTTTTTTCTCCTTTCCCAATACTATATTTTCTTCTTCTTCTTCATCTTCTGGATAAAGTTCACGTTTATGATACATAGAATTGAGTTCGTTGATTAAGGTTTGTTTTATACGTCTTAAATGCCCTGTTAATACATTATCTAATTGACCATCCATTTCAAGTCTAGCAACAGTCATAAGAACTAACCGTTCAATATCATCAGAACTTTCAAACTTTCCATTTGCTGCATATGATCGAGCTTTTGCCTCTACTGAATCACATACCATCAATACTGCAGATTCTACAGATTGTGGTTTTTCACTTCTATAGCGATACTTATTATCTTTTTTTGGTTTTTCCTTATCATAAAAATATCGTAAAATAGTATCACCATGATGTTGTGATACCCATTCAATAATCTCTCTTGGCATTTCTTTCATACCAATCATTTTTAAAATAGTATCACCAACATGTTTTGTTATAATTGTGTATGATTGAATTGGATCAAGATCATCATGAATATTTTTTCCATTTTGGTTCTCTGAAAAACCTTCTGGAAAATTGCACTTCCCAATATCATGATACATAGCAGCAACACGCATTGCATCTGTATCAAGATCAAGTTCTATAGCAACAGCCTCAACAAAATTAGCAACATTCTGACAATGTTTATAAGTTCCAGGTGCTTTACCTCTTAAACACTCCATAGATGGATGTTTAGGATCTATCAAGTCCTTCAAACTAAAATCATCACTCATTTTTACTATTCTCCTTTATATTATATTATACTTTATAAAATACAAAATGTAAACAAAAAATCGGCATAAAGTAATATTACTCTATACCGATTTAATTAAGGATAGAACATCCAGTCTGCTTTTACTTTATTTTAATTTTTTACCCAATACCTTAAATATAAGATTTTTGAAACCATCCCAATCATCCTTTTTTATTACTTTTTCTATTTCTTTTATTTGAGCATTGGAAGCTTTTTGATAATATTCGACCATTTCTGTAAAACCAATATTACCCATATACGCTGCTTCATCTAAATTCGGTGATAAAATATAGTGTTTGAATTTCATATTTAATACTCCATATATCTAAACATTCTGTTAATTTCTTTTAATAATGGATATGGGTCATAGAATCCTTTTATGTTTTTTATACTCATCCAATACATTCTATCAAACATTTTTTCGCCATCATCTTCTTCGATCAGATTTACATTGCAACTATTGCAATTTGGGCAAACCATAAAACTACTCATCCAATCCCATCCACAATCAACACACTCCATAGCAAAAAGCATAAATCCCTCTTCCATATCTCTATTTATATTATTTTATCCATTAATAATAATTTCAAATTGATTCTACTATTTCTAATTCACCATATTCGTCTATACATTCAATTATAGCCTGTGTTCTACCAACTTTCATACATCCTTTTTGAAACGTATCTATCAATTCTTCAAGAGTATAACAACTATCAATTAAATCAATAAGAAACTTTGATTTGAATTGTTCTGCCTTTTTATCTAATTTATTATACATAGATTCATTATTATCTTTGTTCAATAAAATATCTTTATAATATCTATGAGATTTACCAATACCAGCAACATCATCACCTTTATATGTTAAAACCAAATCAGAACTCATTTTAATACTCCTCCCATTCTCTAATACGAGATTCTGGAATAAATCGTTTTTCATTAACAGACTTTTTTTTCATCCATAAAAACCCATAATTAACAATTTTTCTTTCACTTACCTCTACCTCAATATCACCAAGAGAAGATCTTCTCCTTTTACCAGTTAATACCCCATTAAAAGAATACCAATCCCATCCACATTCAACACCTTCATCATACCATAATTTTATTTCCATCATTTAAAAAACCTTTTTATTAAAAACAATTTAAGACTCATTTTTCAATTCCTTTCTCACTTTTAATACACCAAGAAATAAACAAACACCCGAAATAACCATCCACGTATAAAACATAAATGATGTACCAAAAGGTAAAAGTAAAATACATGCTGGAAATCCACCAGCACCCAAAGCACCATACCACGGCAGTTTAAAATACAGATCCAACCATTTTCTAAAAAAACTCTTTTCTGCCTCTTTGTATTTTAACATATTCTTTAATCCTTTTTAAAGCAACATTATAGTATTTTTCACTCTTTTCAATTCCTATCCATTTTCTATCTAGCATTTCACAAGCCAAACCAGTTGTCCCAGAACCCATAAATGGATCTAATATTGTATCTTCTTTCCATGATAATAGTTTTATTGCAGGCAATGGTATATCAAGTGAAAAATTAGCCTCTGTTAGTTTCTTTGTTTCGGCCCTGTAATCCCACATACCAGTCACATAGTTCATGAATTCTTTTTTATTATCTTTATTAAAATAAGATGTTCCTTTATTTATCCTCTTCCAAACATTCTTATAACATATTATAACACATTCTTTAGGATTGTAAACATATGGCGCAGAAGGTGACAGCCATGATCCCCACGCTGTTCGTTTTGACATATGTGGTGATGTTTCATCAAGATCAATAGTGGCAATATAATTGAATCCTATTTTTTCAAGTATGTTCCATATTTTAGCAGATAAAAATATTAACGAACCACCGGATTTTTTGTAGTTTACTTGAATAGGTATATTAATAGCGAGACGGCCATCATCAGGTAGGATATAATATACTTTACTAAACACATCACGAATGAACTCATAATATTCTTCTGGATGCATTAAATCATCATGGGAATCATATTTTATACCAACATTATAAGGTGGGGATGTTATGACAAGATTAACATTTTCAAGTTTTGGAATGATTTCTCTATTATCACCATTATATAATTTACCATTCATTAATTAGACCAATATTCCTTTCATATACAAAGTGACTCTATTAATAAAACCCATAACAGTTTTTTCCTTGTTTAAAATTCTGGTAGTCTAGAAAGGAATCGAACCTTACGTCGCTCGCTTATAAGGCAAGTGCTCTACCATTGAGCTACTAGACTATATTTGGTAGGGGATATGGGTGTCGAACCCATCCTTTATAGATCTTGAATCTATCGCCTCTGCCATC